AGATAGAATAAAATCTCTTCAGCCTGTAATAATTGACCAGAAGCATCAGTAATAGTAACTTCAGTTCCAGGGCCACCTATATCAGGAGTTTTAGTTAAAGTGGATGACCATCTAAAATAAGTGCCAGTAACTATAAATGAATTAAATCCATTACCACCATTATTATCTATAATAATTAATCCAAATGGATCATGTAAAAGACTGATAGTATTTAATTGAAGTTGTTCAGTAAATACATGAGTTGCATGATAATTATTTGAACCAGTACAATTATTAGCATTTACATCAGATGAGAATATAGCAGATTTTCTATCATCAATTTGACCTTGAACAAATTGAGCAGTTCCAGTATTAAATCCAGCTGAAATTCGGGCAACTAAAGTCCAAGTAAAACTAGTCATAGTAAAACCTAGACCAAGAAGTAATCTATCAGTTAATACGCCATCTAATAGAAAATTTGGTCCGGGTTGTAAACGAATATAACCACCACCAGAAAAGGATGGAACAATAAATTTAATAGGATTTACTGTTTCACAAGTATTAATTGCTTCACATACATTTGCATTATTCCATGTTTCTAATGGGCCACCAACAGAAAAATAACATTCCCAATCATCACCCACACCAACATCATTATCTCCATAATTGAAGATTTCTGTTGGAACTAATTGAAATATTCCGGTTGGCATTATATATTCCTAAGAATATGTAGGAGGAATGAAATTCGCACCAATAATGATTTCATCAATATTTACAATAGCTATGCAACTGATGAATGCCTCAAATGGCCAGGGTGCCCATTGAATATTTTTAGGATCCATTCCATCTGCATAATCTCCACACAATATTTCACCCCTAGGTGTTACAATGAGAATCCATTTTTGAATGGCTGCATTGATAATTTGAATTAATCTATATTCATTCCTATCATAACCAGCCCATAATTCACTTATTTTCCAACTTAATTCTGGAAGAATATAGCGTCCATTAAATAATACTATTCCAGCATATGTTGCTACAATGAAAAAGTCTACTGAAGCATTACCTGAATCAAGAACTGTAGCAATACCATGAACACAGGTTCCATATGCATTATCAATAACTGATGGCTTCCAATTACTCGGCTCAGTCCCATCATCTACATATGCAATTGTTCTTGATCTTTTAAAAACATATAAAACATCTCTAAGGGCAGCATGATTTGTTATAGGATTTCCATCAGGCGGCACTATAAGTAAGCCATCAATTTGTGAAATAGCTTCGGGTTCACCCTGCGCGCTCACCAATACAATGGATATGTCATTAAATGTAGTGCTTAAACAAAGCCTATCATGATATAGACTGAGCGCGCAGCCTGCTGGAATTTCTGAATAATTATCAAATAAATGACTGGCATCTTCTAATAAAGCTTGATCATACCATGATAAATTATTTATAAATATATCAGTGTTATTATTAATAGTTCCGTCTGGTAAAAAGAAGAGTTGATATCCTTCAAGATTACCATTAAAACTTGTAATTGTTTGACTAACTACAATATGTCTCTTAACAATAGAAGAATCACCAACAGGAATAGTTCCAAATGATACAGATTGCCCTGCAACAGTGGTAAATGTTTCTAATACTCCAGGAACTGATAACCATCCAGTATCAGATTCAAATACAACTCCAAATACTTTTAATCCTGGGTCAGTATAACCGACTGCGCCATTCGCTATTGTAATATTTCCTGTTGGTGCAGATCCTGCCGCTTTTCTAGCAGCAATTCCTGCACCTAAATATACATAAAGAAATTCACCACTAATTCCTTTTTGAATATTTAAATCGCCTGTAACAAATGATGTAAATGGCGTTATGTATGCTCGCCCCGCATATGGAACGAAGGCGAAGTCAGTCATAGTTGCGACTGTTAATATTGGGCCATATATTGTAGTTGAATTAACTACATGATAAATTTCACCACTTCCAGCATCATTTATCACTAATACAAGTAATGTATTGGCAGTAGTGGTTGGATAATTATATATTCTAACAACATTCTTAAGAGGAACTAAGACATCTTGATGTAAATCAATGCCATCTCTAGTTCTCCATTTATTACCAATAGGAACTACATTATTACAGGCTTGGAAATGATCTAAAGGAGTATTCTCAGGATCTCCTCTTTGCCAGAGTCCTTTAAAATTATCTAAAACTATTGGAGAATGATCTCTCATTTTATTTGTTATGGGATAATTCAATTAAGAACTATCCCATAACCATAACAAAGTTAAGCAGGAACTGTAACAACCTGTGCAGCAGCATCAGTTACATAATTACGCCAAACATCAGTAGTGCCTGGTTTGTAACCTTTAGCAATTGTTACATTAGCAGCAACATCCGAAAATACATTAAAAAGAACTCGATTCAAATCTCCTTGAGCAGCTACTGACACAAGATTAATCTTATTATTTGCATCGTTAGCTGCCTGATTAATAACATTATTCATAAATAATCCACGCGACGATGACATTGCAATCGCGTTTGTATTACGTAAGAATAAATTATTTGACACTACCCAACCTAATGGGACTGCTGCTCCAGTATTTAATGATAATACAGCAGTTCCTGTCATATCTTCAAATCTGTTATTATCAAGTAATACTCGACTACAACCACCATTATCTTCAACACCAATACAGGTAGTTGCACCATTTCCACCCAATAAACAGTTTGTCATTGTGAAATGCGATGCATCTGTAAGATCTCTTACAGCAGAACGAGTTAATCTAACACAAGCAGATGCATTATGAGGTGACATTTCAATACCATCAATAGTCCATCCTGCTGCGCGAATCTCTAATAATGGTGTAGTTGCTGTAGGACTAGTAGGAGGCATCCATGTAGCACCACCACCAGTAGGTAGTGAATTAGAAGTAGACTGTCTAGGTCTATTAGCTGCTGCAACAATAGTTACATCAAAAATATCTAAAGGGGCAACAACTTGTTCACGTAATACTCCACCTAATACAATTAAATCACGGCTTCTAATTGTCTGGAAGATGGTCGCCATAGTGGTAAAACTATTACGTGGCCCACCACCTTGAGGGAATAAGTAATAAACTCGACCAATAGAACCTAACCTATTGGATGATAAATTTACATCTCGATTATCTTGTCTTAACTGTTGCCAAAGTCCGGGTTGTGCAGCCATTATTTACTCCAGTCTGACATTACCAAACCAGCATGAAATTCCCCATGCCAGAGTTATTATGTTCTAATTCCACCTGCTTTATATGAACTTCTGAATGGCCTCCTTCTTACTGTTATTCTTTGACGACCTTTAGTTGTTATTGACAATGACCTATCAAGACCAGCAATTGCATCATTATATAATGCCGATGCACGTGTATCATTTTCTTCAATATCATGTGCAATTAAACTTGCAGTTCTATTCCCTAAAAATGTCAATGAATTTTGGACTAACAAATCATCTGCAACATCTTCAATTGGAACAAATAATGATCTGATGTAATCCATCTTTAAATCATTATCAGCATTAGCTGCAATTAATTTCAATGCATTGGTTGCCCATTGATATTTTAAAAATTGACTAATTTGCTGGTTATTTATTGATGACTGTGATAAATAATCAACACGGGTCATCATAGTCCATTGATTTAAATCTCTTGGACTTTCCCATAAAACTTTGATTTCAATTAAATCTGTTGGTAAAACTGTTGGAGTTAAAATTGCATCATCAAATACAACTGAAATAATTCCTGGAGTCAATACTGCATCAACTTCAATAACTGCTGAAGTTTGGTCAGTTACAGGAACATTATTGGCTTCATATATCTCTTGAAGTTCAGCTAATGCAATATTTAAATATGGCAACTGGATGAGATCAGTATACAGAGTTTTACCAAAATCATTCAAGCGCGCAGCTGAAAAATTGGTAACTTGCTCGCCAGTAAGATTTACAGTTGCCATATCTTATTCCAATTAATTAACTACTTCCCAATCAACCGCTAATAAATCAGTTTGAGAACATAGCCAAGGAACTAATTTATTATCTACAGTTTTAATATATACATAGGGTAAAGACATTTTACTATTTTCATCAGGGACTTGTAAAGCTAAATACATGTCTTTACCATTCCATCCCTTACGAGTAACTTTATTACCATCCTGCATTTCTTTAACAGCCCAACCAATACCATTCATATAATTCCTTTCAAAAGTTATTTAACAATAGATTCAACAAGTCCTAATTTCTGCGCCAACTTAGCATCAACAACCCTATTGCATGTGCCACAAATTGGAAATTCAGGATTTCTTAAATTACCACATGCAATGCACTTAACCTTCTTAACATCAAGAGTAGATTTCATCCAATCTCTATCTGATAATCCCAATTCATCAGCGGCCATTTTCATTAATCCGTTAATGGCCCTTGGATTACCATTACTTGCAGCCCATCCCATATCAGCTAATGTTACAAGATTGTTAAACCAATTCTTTTGTTTCCTAATTGCATTATTTAATTCTGTCTTATATTTCTCTTTAACTGTTTCAACTATTAATTCACCAGACACATAAAAAAGACCCGGATAAGCATCTTCACTAACTTCTAACATGCTACT